TATCTAAATAACTTTTTCATTTGTCTTTTTAATCGTTTAAATTTAAACTATAACCTTCAAGAGTCTCTCTGATTTCATCTCTCATTTTTTGACAAATATCTATTTCCTCACTTGATGCTTCTTCATTGGAATAAAACTTGATTCCGTGTTTGATTGTTGCTCTTAAATTTTGGTCAAGATCCCACATTGCCATCTTCCACTTCATAGCATCAAGTGCCACTCTTGCATCTTGTGATTCTTCTACCGAATCAAATTCTATTGTTATTTTTCCCATATTACAAAGTTATAAATTTTTTTCTAATAAATCAAGAAATTCGTTGAATTCTATTTTAGATGGGGGTCTTCCATCAATATCACAAGAAGTATTGTAGTAATTTCTAACTTTGTTAATTACTTCTCCTATTTCAATATCTTTAAGTCCGTCTATTAATGTGTTGTCCCATAATTTCATTTCGTCGTCATCCATATAAAAATCTCCATCCGACCCTATGTAAGGTGTTGTGTTTTCACTCATAATATTTTAATTCAATTCTATATTTTTTTTATTTTCAAATTCCTCCAACAAAGCAACTACAGTTTCATCAACCAGACTAACATGTAATTCTTTTGCTGTTTTATAATCGGAGACATTAATTTTTGATTTTATTTTTTTTTCTCCATCTGTAATGGTAATTTTAATCTCAAACTTTTTTTCTAATTTTGTTTTTTTATCTACCGGTGGTTTGTAACCAAATTCTTTTTCTTGTCTTATTTCGTTAAGTGTTCTTTTTTTCATTTTTTATGTTTTTAGTAATTTATTTGTTATTCGATACCATCTTCTAATTCTTTCTCTGCAAGAACACTACCTAAAAATTGGTTTTCATTTTCTAAAAAAATAATATATTCTTTCAACGCTTTATTTTTATCCCTTTGAGATTGAATTTTTTTTAATTGTTTTCCTATTTGAACCTTGATGGAGTCTTCAGGTAATGATAACCATAGAGTGTCTACATGGGGGTTTTTTTTAAGACTGTCAATTATTCTTTCTTTATCTTTTATTACTCTATTAAATTTGGTATTTGCTCTATTATTAATAATTGCCGCAAATATTCCAATAAGAATTGATGTACTAATAATGATGGTTAATAAGTTTTTCATAATTTATTTTATTTCTATATTTTTTATTTTTTAACCGCTCTAGCGTAAAGATAACCTGTTTTTAATGTTACCCCAACAAATTTATGTGTAAACCCTATAACCCAAACATAATCGGATCCGTAAGAACTACCGCTCCAATAATAAACATTATTATCGATATAAAACTCAGAGTTGTCTTCCACATATATTGGGGAAACAAAACCACCTAAAATATTTTTATTTTTGTAGATTTCTTCCATTTCTTCTTTTGTTGGTAATCTCCATCCACTACCTAATTTTAAACATTCTTTTACTGCAACATCATAAGTCATTGGTTCTAAAAAATCAAACTGAGCAATTTCTAAACCGTTTAGATTATATGTTTTTCCAATAACTGACTTTTGTGAAAACATAAAAAAAGGAAGTATAAATAATAAAGTTAATAAAGTTTTCATAAATTATTTTTTATCATGTTTAATATTTCTAATCTCTCCTCATCTGACATTTTTTTAGGTAGATCATACTCTGTCTTATTGTCCAATCTACATTGTTCTACCTCTTCCCATAATGACTTAACATCAAAACAAATAGGTTTTCCGTCATTAGTAGTTGCTTGGTCAATTGTTCCAACAGGGTCTCTTTCCCACATATACCAACTAATCCAATCTGCTCCCTCTTTACCATAGTAAACCTCTAATAAAATATTTATTATTGAGGTATAATCATCTGAGAAATTAATAACGTCTACATCTAATTGATACAAGGCATGTTCTTTGTCTGATTGTTTCCTAAGTTTATTTAGGATTTCTGTAAATACTTCTAGTTTCATATTATTTTTTTAGTTTCCATAACTCGTAATTACTATTTTTTGTCTTAAATTTAATATAGTCATCTTTCTCCTCCACAATTTCTGTTATTGGAGTTGTTTGCCAAGTAAAGAATTGGTTAAATGGTGACATAAGTAGTGAAAGACCAACAGATGGTTTATCATGTCTTGCTTTAAACCTACCTTCCTCATTCCATTCCAACCACCTTACTTCTTTAGATTGGTTAGTTAAACCATCATGTTCACGAATCATTTTCCAATTGAATTCGTTTTCAATTACTCCCTGATCAACAGCAATTTTTAATATACCATCTTCGGTTAATGTCATTGGTATTTTAGTTTGTTTAATCTTACTCATTTTAATTATATTATATGTTATAATCACTTAATTTTAAACCCCATTGTAGTGATACCCACATCATTTCTCTTTCAGCTATTTTTGCGTTCATTCGTAGGTTTTTTATTAGGTATTTTTTACCCCATAACTTCCATTGATCATTTTGTTCAGTAGTCATAGTCCACTCCTGAAACCAATTGTCTTTACGATCTTTAATGTCCTCAAAGGTTACCGTATGACCAGCAATTTCAAACATCATATTAACTAAATCAATGACTGACTTTTCTTTTTTTTCTTGTTTACTTAATCTTTTATTCATTTTATTTTAGTTTGTTTAATCTTGATTGTTTTCTAATTCATTTAATTGTTCTTCTAATCTTTTGACACTACCCCAAATAATTCCGGCGGTTGGATCTATCGCTTTAATCTGTTCAACTAATTCGTTTTGCCTACCTCTGTTGTAAAATCCACGTTCAATATCATCAGCCAAGTTTTGGATGTGTTCTGGTGCGTGTATAGAAATACGGAGGTCATAAGATTCCCATTTAGTTTTCCAATCAATAAAAGCAATACCTTTAGTTAATTTTTTATGTAGATTGTGTAGGGTCCAATTACGAACTCTAACAATTGATCGGTCACTACCAAATACATGTAAGAACCGTAGAAGCCATCTTGGGCACCATTTTGGTTTTGATTCATAGTCCATTGCCAACACCAGTGGATAAAGAGCTTTGTAGTAGACGCTGTCTTCTTTATAGAAAGTTATTCCAAGATATCCCCACTTTTCTAGTTTATTTGGAAAAAAGATATACCGTAAGTCATCCAAGTTGATGTTACGAGTGTGTATAATACCTTTTTTACGTCCTCTCCAAAATATCAGACTTTGGGTAAAAGATTTTACCTTTGTTACTATAGACCGATTGTCTTTGTAGTCAAATTTACTCATAATCATTGTTTTATTTTGCAAATGTACGAAAAAATTTTTAATTTATCAAATTTAATCATAACCATTTTATTTCATTTGTTATTGAATCCCATTCAACGTTAACAGGTAAGTTAGTGTAATTATATCTCTCATCTAATACTGAAGCATTAATAAAGTGTGTGTGTCCATTATAATAATATCCTGAACTTCCATGTATGTGTCCAAATACATGAATCTTTGGTTTGATTTCATCTACTCTATGACGTAACATTTCACAACCTACTCTTACATCTTGTCCTCCTGGAATATCTAAATACCCAAATGGTGGTCCGTGTGTTATCAGTATGTCTGTATCGTCAGGTATATCATCCCACTTTGCTTTCATTACTTCTCCATTTCGAGGTAAATTAAAAGCCCAATTAAAGAACTCTGGTTGCCAAGGTGATCCATATAATTTAACTGACGAATCATTATCTATGTCATAAATAGAATAACCTTCGTCTTGAAGATAAATTAGATTTGTATAATCTTTGATGGTTACTAAACTCCAAGTAGGATCATTTTCTAAAATGCGGTCGTGATTTCCTGCAATAAAAATTTTCTTATCGTATCCTTTTATTGATCTAAACCAATCAAGGAATTCAATTACCTCTATTTTAGAGTATCCACCGTTCATAAAATCTCCAGAGTGTATTAGTATATTACCACCTGGTAAATCATTTTCACAATGATGGTGTTTGGAATGTGTATCACTAATAAATGTTATTATTTTTTTCATGTTACAAATATAAGAAAAATAATTTAAAATTTAAAATAAAAGTACAAGAGTTTTTAACGGATTAGTTTATTATTTAAATATTTCTTTTTTTCCTATAATGGAACCCTGTAACACTACTTTATCAATTCTTGAATCAATGTATGATTTTGTTTGATCAATTTCTCTATGAATTTGATCTTCTATTTTGTGATGATTTTCATCCACATGTCTAACTCGATTCATTATTGTTTGTTCAACCACATTAATATCACGATGAGTAGATTGAAGTAATTCTTCAGTATGTCTTCTTTCGTGATCAATTGATTGATATACGTCGTCAATCATTTTTTTAATTGTTATTGTTTGTTTATCTAATTTGTTTATCTTAACTATACCTAAAACTAAAGCAGTTATTAATAATATTGCTGCAATCGTAAGCATACCTAAAACATATGATGTTATTTCTACCATGTTTTCTAAATTTTATTTATTTTTATGTCAAAGAACTCTTGTACTGTACTCATATAGAATTTCAAATCTATATGAATTGTGGGTAATCTGTATCTTTTTTTATTTTATTCCGTTTTAAGTAATTCATTGATCTTATTTTCAAAGTCAGAACGCATTTTTTCTATATCAAAAAATTTTTTACCCTCATCATCAATATAATAATAGATTCCAACTATTAATTGATTATACATTTCTTCCATTTTATTCTTATTTAAAGGATTTCTTTTTTTTTATTGTTTAAATAAACCTCAAGCGGAATAATAATACTATGTTGATGTTCCCTCCAATATTCCACAATATTTTTGTTTTTTAACTGATCGCCAAAAATATTAATTAATTTATTTGCAGTAATTATTTGTTCTTGAGTTTTACAAGAATTAATAACTTTTTTAATCCATTCTTCTATTTCTAAATAATTTTTCATTTTTTTTATTTTATATTATTAAATAAATGTATTTTCTCTAATCCAAATAACCGCAATATATTTAAAACCATTTGTTACAGGTAAACCAGCATGGATACTATCATAATCTAAAGAACCATCATCTTTTATGTTATCCCATAATACAAGTTTTCCTTTTTTGGGGACTATTTTAATATTTAGATTTGGGAATGATGTTTCGCCCCCTTCAAAATTATCATTTAAATAAACTAAACCTGTTTTTAATCTTTGTCCTCCTCTTTTTATTTCATCGTCATAATAATTTTCATTAGGATGAAAAAAATCATGATGATCTTTATACTCTCCACCAATCTCATATTTTAAAACATTAATACTTTCCATGTTAATTGTGGGTATTTGTGTTATTTCTGAAATAAGTTTTCTATATTTAATAACAACTTCACCATGTTCTTCCTCTAACCAAGTTCCTTTTGCTGTTCGATATCCATCAATATTTTCACCAAGTATCTCAACATCATTAAAATCATCTAAAGATAAATTTATCAAGTTATCACATTCTTCATCAGATAAAAAATTATTGAATTCTTTTACCATTTTATATTATATTATCAAATTTAAGTTGCGGCCCATCAATTAATACATCACATATTCCACCATTTTCAAAAATTAAGTCTATTCTTGATTCAGGTATATTAACTTTATCTGGTCCACTAACAATTTTATAACTTTGTGTTAGTGTTAATTTTGGATTTTTGACTAACGATAAAACAGTTTCGTTTTCGCAATTCATTTTTGATGGGTATTGACCTCCAACAGTTACAATAACTTCATCACCAATTTGTATTTCTTCATTAGAAACCAAATAAGGTTTTTTTTCAATTAATATTATTTTATTCATTGTTTTTATTTATTTTTTAATAAATTATTTTATGTAATAAAACCCTAACCTAATCGGTGAGGTTTTATAATTAACTTAAAAATTAGATTACCTCTTCAAACTCAACATCAGATGGTTTACTATTTTCTTCTTCTGTTGTTGTTTGTTCGTACAATAATTGACTAATGTTTTGAAATTTAGTATTAAGATCATTGATATCATTTTCAATCTTCTCAATGTCTTTTTTACCATAAGATTCTTTTAAAATTTCAAGTGCCGTATTAAGTTCGGTTTTTTGATCTTCTGTTAATTTTTCATCTAAATCTTTAATTGATTTTTCAGTTTGAAAAATCGTACTGTCGGCTCTGTTTATAACTTCGGTATCTTCTCTTAGTTTTTTATCTTGTTCGGAATTTAACTCAGCCTCTTGTTTCATTTTCTCAATCTCTTCTTTTGATAATCCAGAAGATGCCTCAATACGAATTGTTTGTTGTTTGTTTGTTCCTTTATCTATCGCTGACACATTGATAATTCCATTTGCGTCAATATCAAACGTAACTTCAATTTGTGGAACACCTCTCATTGCTGGTGGAAGACCATCTAAGTTGAATTTACCAATAGTTTTATTATCGGTCGCCATTGCTCGTTCTCCTTGAAGTACATGGATCTCAACTGTTGGTTGATTATCCGCTGCCGTTGAGAACACCTGAGATTTTTTAGTCGGTATTGTGGTGTTAGACTCAATCAATTTAGTCATAACCCCGCCCATAGTTTCAATACCTAAAGATAATGGAGTTACATCTAATAATAAGACATCTTTAACATCACCAGCTAACACACCTCCTTGGATTGCCGCACCTAACGCAACTACTTCATCAGGGTTAACACCTTTAGAAGGTTCCTTACCAAAGAATTTTTTAACCGCATCTTGTATTGCCGGAATTCTTGTTGTACCACCAACCAAGATAATTTCATCAACATCAGAAACCTTCATCTTAGCATTTTTTAAAGCTTTCTTACAAGGTTCAATTGTTCTTTTAATTAATGAATCCACTATTTGTTCAAATTTTGATTTTGATAACGTTCTTACCAAATGTTTTGGAATACCGTCCACAGGCATAATATATGGTAGGTTAATTTCAGTTGATTGGGATGAGGATAATTCAACTTTTGCTTTCTCAGCCCCCTCTCTTAATCTTTGTAATGCCATTGGATCCTGAGTTAAATCAATACCATTCTCTTCTTTGAATTCACTTACTAACCAATCAATAATTACCTGATCAAAGTCATCACCACCTAAATGAGTATCCCCATCAGTTGATAATACTTCAAACACTCCGTCACCTAATTCAAGAATGGACACATCGTGAGTACCACCACCACAGTCAAATACCACCACTACCATATCTTTAGACATTTTATCTAAACCATAAGCCAATGCCGCCGCGGTAGGTTCGTTAATAATACGTTTTACTTCTAAACCCGCAATTTCACCCGCCTCTTTAGTTGCTTGTCTTTGAGCATCGTTAAAATATGCCGGTACGGTAATAACCGCCTGAGTCACAGTTTCACCCAAATAATCTTCAGCAGTTTGTTTCATTTTTTGAAGTACCATTGCTGATATTTCTTGTGGAGAATATTGTCGTTTATCTATTTCAACTCTTGGGGATCCTCCATCACCTTTCACAATCTTATATGGCACTTTTTTAATCTCTTTTTTAGATTCCTCAAAACTTGTACCCATAAAACGTTTAATTGAACCAATAGTTTTATCCGGATTGGTCACAGCTTGTCGTTTAGCCGGATCTCCAATTTTTCTTTCTCCATCTGTAATAAATCCAATAACGGATGGTGTTGTTCGTTTACCTTCACTATTTGTTATAACTACAGGTTCGTTTCCTTCCATAACGGCAACACACGAATTTGTTGTTCCTAAATCAATTCCAATAATTTTTCCCATTTTTAATTTTAATTTTTATTTTTATTTATTATGACTTTAAAGTCGTACTATTTTTCCCAAAAAACATTCCATTTATAAAATACTGACATTTTGTCAGGTTACCAACTATCAACGTCTGTCAAATCTAATTCTGTGTCAGCTAATTCGCTATATACTACAACAATTTGTCCTATACCACTACTTGAGAATGTATATTCGTAGTTTCCATAACTTCCATAGATTGCTTTTATGTGACTCTGCCATTCTTCCAACTTTTTAACTTGATCTTCATTAAGAGTAAAAGTTTTAGTTTTAACTTGTTTAGGTGGAGGTAGTACCATTTCATGATCTTTAGGTGGAGGTGGTACCATCTCATGATCATTTGGTTCACTGTTTATTCTCAAATACATTTTTTTTATACGTTCTTGATTCTCATCCATACCCTACTATTTTTCAATGATCATATTTGTATTAGCAATTGGTGCTCTAAATACAGGAATTTTTTTTCCATCTAAATCTTCAATATAAACTTCATAATGTTGGTCCATTACTTTTACTGTTGGTACATTTTCTTGAATGTAAATTGTGTCTCCTTGTGAAGTAACCAAGTTTACTTCTCTTTTTGTTGTGTTAAATGTTAGTGTTTGCATATTTTTTATTTTTTAATAAAATAATAAAAAAAAATAAAATTGTCAAGTTAATGTGAGTCACCTACGTTATTTTTTTTACTAAATATAGTGTAATCAGGGTTAATTATCTTAACACATATGAGTGAATTACTACTACCAATTTCCCATTAAATAATGCTCGGTCTGTTTGAATGTCAATACCCATCATACCCAAGTCTTCCTTGAGTCTGTTGGCTTGGGTTTCAACTTCGTGTTCTGCATCTTTCTCATTTTTAAAGAACCCAAAATAGGAATCACTACTACCTGTTTTATCACATACTCCGTAAATCATCTCTCTTTGATCCATAACATTCTAATTTTTCATTTTTAACATTCCACAAATCTTTTACCCCATCTGTCATATGACAATTATGTCGTTTACCAGTCCTACGACCAAATTCAACAATCATATCATTATGACGATTCTTAATAACATGAGGACATTCCTTACATGGGGTTTTCATATAAAAACAAAGATAGTAAATTATTTTTAATAAAACAAACTATTTTTTGAATTTAAATTCGGTTTCTATTTTTCTTTTACCGTATTTTTTTTCCATCAGTTGTTGATGTAGTTCCCAATTGATTATACTATTCTCTCTCAATGTATGTGGGAATTTATCTCCAATCTTATTTATAAGATCTTCAGAGAATTCTATTCCGTGTCTATGTTCAAACTCATCAATAAGACGATCAGTTGATAAATTTTTATTCTTTAAAAGAATATATGCACCTAAATCAGCTTCTAATTCATCATTTTCAGATCTTGGACCATCATGGTTTAAAATTAAATGAGATATTTCGTGTGCCTCTATAAAACGTAAATCATCCATAGTTAATCCATCCTCACCTAAAAAAATCTCACCATCTATAAAAATTGTTTTAAATTCAGGAAAATAAAATCCATAACCATACTCATTAAAAAATTCATTTAATTGACTATAATTTGGATTTTCCTTAAACACAACAGTAATTTGTGTTCCAGGTAAAAATTGTGAGTTATATGCAAACATATCATCCATAGTAATAAATATATTGGAGTTATAATTTAACCCACAACCCCAACTATATCATTTAGGTGGTGATCTTCATTTATTTCAGACATTACCATTCTTTTATCCATCATATGTACAATCTCCGTTATACTATATGGGTATAAACCATTTCCATCAACACCAACATCCAATCTTTTACCTTTACCCCATTTTTTACCTACCGGTAAATGAACGTGTCCGTGAAGGTGAACAACACCTTTACCAAGACCATTCCAACTTGCAAATGGATAGTGAGTCATTACAAAATTCTCACCGTCAATATTAACTTGTAAGTAATCACTAACAGATAAGAACATATCTTTAATGTTATCTCTATTGTTTCTAATGTGATGATCATGGTTTCCAAGAACCAAGTGAATGTTTTTACATACCAATCTGTCCAAGAAAATTTTAATAAATTCAAACCCACCAAACGCAATATCACCTAACATAATTAATGTGTCGTTTTGACCAACCTTTGAATTTATATTATCAACCAAGGTATTATTCATTAGTTCTAAGGTTGTAAAATCTCTTGTATTATATTCTGGTACTTTCCCATCAAGTGTTCTCCAACCGGTAACTCCTCTACATATGTTTTTATGGTTGTAGTGCGGATCAGACGTGACCCACACTCTACCTGTTGTTAATATTTTATCAAATTTCATTATAATTTTATTTCAAAACGATTACGCATTAATTCTATTTTATCTTCAGGACAATCGTGTACATTTGTTCCTCCGTGTCGGTTCTCAACAATAATAGAGGTTACATAATAACCATACTTAATTGCCAATTCATAATATGGTTGAAGTTCCCACTCTTGTGTGAATGTGTTTGATACTGCAATTTTTGGTGTGTTTGATTGCATAGCATATCCAACATATTGTTGACACTCTTTATGTGCTTCTTTTATTTCAGACGCAATAAAATTGTAGTTCCCATCATTATCATAAAAATAATGGTCCGCCTCAAATACATTTGAGGTTAATTGTTTTGCAAATGTGGTTTTACCAGATCCAGGAATTCCACGAACTATATATAATATTTTTTCCATAAAACAAAGATAGTTATTTTTTTTTATATAACCAACTATTTATTGGTATGAAAATTATTCTAACTGAATCACAATATTCTAAATTATTAAATGAAGTAGCTGATTTTAATTCATTATATAAATCTTTGTACCCAAAAATATATAGACAAGTTTGTTTGAGGTATTCTAATGGTGATAGAGAAAAAGCGGATGATTTTTGTCAATTAGGGTTTATTAAATTACACCAAAAATTTAGTATGTACGATGGATCAGGACCTATTGAAGCTTGGGCAAGACGTATAATTGCGAACACAATTCTTGATGAACTTAGAAAAGAAAAAAGAAGTCCATATAAAAATCCTGTTGACTTTGAACGAACAAATTTAGAAGTAATTGACGACACTCCAGAAGAAAGTTTATATTCATCAAAAGAGATTAAAGATGCGGTTGGAACTTTATCTTCAGCATATAAAAAAGTATTTGAGATGTTTTTCTTTGAGGATATGTCACATCAAGAAATAGCAGACGAATTAGGAATTAGTGAGGGAACATCAAAATCTAACTTATTTAAAGCAAAGGCAAAAATAAAACAATACCTAATTAATTTAAATAAAAAAAGGGAAGACTAATCCTCCCTTTAAAGGTCGACAACGAATTGTCCGACTCCACCAACTTGTTTTACTAAACAAGGAAAATTAACAAAAGTCTGTTGAATCAGATATTCTTAATCCATCGACATAACGTTCAGGTTTACTCCAAGAATTTCTACTTTCAGGATATTTCAAATAATATGATTCCGAATCAAAACCATCTTCCTGTCCCCATGAAAAAGACATTTCAATAAATTCATCCTGACTCAATTCATCCCCATATTCATCTAAGATACGACCTGATTTAATAAATTCAAGTAATGATTCTTTATCTTTAAAGAACTTATCTTCATTGAAATTCCAAAGAAACTTCCATCCCATACTACGTTTACCTAAATGAACTTTTACATTATCAGTAAACTCATCCCAAGGTGACAAATTTTGAAATTGATCAGTACCATCTATTCTAAAATTGTTATTAACTGATTCCACATTTAATTCCATTTGTCTAATTCTGGACATAAGACGATTTTTCCTTGTCTCCAATTCATTTAAAGTTGGTGATCTATAATAATTTGTTCCCATGTTTATATTTTTTCCATCCAAAGGTAGTAATTTGGGGGATTAACTACACCTATTGAAATATCCGTAAACTTACCCCCAATTATAACACCCATTTCTAAATTAACTTTATTCACATTACCAGTCAAGTAACCAAATATTGTATAATTCAAGGTTAAAGAATAAACAGTACCCACAGAATAAAATCCATAGTTTTGAGGACTCATTGAGTTATATGTGTATTTATTATTTGTAATAAATTTAATCGTGTCAACCGGCATCATATCCATTGGTAAACCAATCTCACCAATTCTATATTGTTTAATAACCCAAGTTTGTCCAACCAAAGAGTATACACTATCTTGTGGTGTTGGGTTAGGTGTCACGTATGGTTCTTGTTGTCCAGGTTCAATAACTTGTTTCTCACAAGATAATAACCCAACTAATACTAATGTTAAAAAAATTATTTTTTTCATATCTTATTTTGTTACTAATGATTCAATTTTACTTTTAACTTGATCACTTATAGAAATATCTTCCACATTACTAATAATTACCGAATTAATTAAAATTTTATTTGGTATGTGTACTAAGAACGCATCTCCATTGTAAAAACTCAAATTATGACCCAACTCAATGGACCCGTGAATTAATTTTAAGAATAGTTTGAATTGGATGTGATCCATAAATGTCTCATCAATTAACACACCCATACTTTCATTAATAACTTTTAGTGTGTATCCTGTAATTGTTGGCTTTAACATAATCTATAATTTTTTATAAAGGTAATACATTATTTTATAATAACAAATTTTTTACCAACTTTTTTTAGTGTACCAACAAAATCATTTTTATGATCAATACCACCCCAAAAACCACTTCCGTCCGACCAAACTCCTTTTTTATTATTTTTATATACATGATCATCCTCAAAAATAATGTAATCAGGTTGATCATGTTTAGGTAAAGCATATGCTCTTGTCATTTCTCTATTCTCAGATGGTGAGTAATTACCCGACCAATCTTGACGACATAAAAATGTTGCCGCTCCAACAATAACTTCTTGTCCATCAAGAATAACTTTTTTGTTGAATTTTTTTTTAAATGTGTGAATGTAAGTTCCCATTTTTTAAATTTTAGACGTTTGAATTAATATTAATAAATTTATTATAAAGATTGTACTTGTTCCATAATGTCAGTAACCTCATCAGGACTCAAGTACCCAATAACATCATTTGTTACAGGAGTATCATAAGTTAAGTCACCATCTTTACCAAGAACCGCAATTTCAAATAAACCTTTCGTTCCACCATATGAATGTGTGTGAGAAACAACAGACACACCGTATCCATTTTCAAACACCATTCGACACTTCACACCAATTTGGTACGGAGCATCTTCAATTTTTTCAAATTTTAAATCTTCAAATTTTTTCATAATGTATTTTTTATTTGTTTTTAATTATACAACAAAGGTAATACTTTTTTTTAAACTACCAAACAAAAAATAAAAAATCCCATAACTTTTTTAAAAAAATTATGGGACTGTCTTTTTGATTAACCACTAAATAACTAAGAAAGAGGATTTTGGTTGTTATTATGTACGATATAAATATGCCATAATTTTTAAAAAGTTAACTTTATTGTAAATTTTTAACAATTATTTTATAAAATTCATCAGTTTTATTTGTAATTGGTAATTCATCAATACTATAATACCCACACTCACTATGTTCTCCACCATCTTTTGCGTTATCTAGATCTGGATATATCTTATCTTCAACCTCAAGACCATACACATACATAAAACCTTTTAGGAAGGTACCGTCTTTGTTAAATCTATCAACAAACCCAACCAAATTTAATTTATCATTGATCTTAATATTTGTTTCCTCAAAAAATTCCCTACGAGCCGCCTCTTCAGGTGTTTCACCATCTTCTATTCCCCCACCAGGGATTGACCATTGATTTGGCATTGTATTGTCACTACTTCTTTTACACAATAATACCTTGTCATTACATTTAACTAATATTCCAGAAAATCTTTTATTTTTTTTCATACCTTACATATTTATATATATATATGGAAGTAATAATAAACAATAATCTTTTTAATGTCAAATCTGCAATTACAGATAAAGACATTCAAGATGGAATGAAAGGTAAAAAATTTAATGACGAATTTAACGGTATGTTATTTGTGATGAGTGAAGGTACTCATTCATTTTGGATGAAGGATTGTATTACTCCTTTAGATATTATTTTTATATCAGATGAATCAATAATAAAAATTTACTCGGATTGTCCACCTTGTCGGGAACAAGACGATTCGAAATGTCCCCGATATGATGGTGTTGGTGATATGATCTTAGAGATCAATGGTGGTGATTGTATCAAATATGATATCACTGAGGGTGATTCAATTTTGATTAAAGAGTGATTTCTGAATTCTAAAAGGTTCAACTCTATCTTTCGCAATTTTTGCGTAATTTGGAGATAACTCAATTCCAACCCAACGTCTTCCTAATATTTCAGCAGCAACCAAACTAGTTCCGCTACCAGCAAATGGATCTAAAACAATATCATTCTTATACGATAAAATTTTAATTGCCTTTGTTGGGATGTCCATTGAGAATGTTGCCTTAGTCATTGATTTAGTATCTGCAAAATAATTCCACTGACCAAACACAAGTTCCATAAATTCTTTCTTGTCGTTTTCTTCATAAACATTTTTCTTTTTGGTGGTCCCGTCTTCTTGTTCAACATCAGTTGGAACACCTGTCCATTCCGGTTGTCCTTTTACTTTTTTAATATGTTGTTTTTTATAGGCTAAAATAACACACTCTTTTGGGTTATAGATGTATGGACTAGAAGGACTCATCCAAGAACCCCAAGCGGTTGTTTTACTTCTATGTGGTGAGTCTTCTTCAAGATCTACAACACCAAAGAAACCATAACCAATTTCTTTCATAATTTGCCACATTTCTGAAAGAAATAAAATTCTACCTCCCTTAGTTTGTCTATTGATCTCATAAGGAATATTCAAGGCAATTCGACCATCGTCCTTTAAAACTTTGTAAGCTTCTGTCAACCAATCTTTGGCAAACTCAATATACTCTTCAAAATCGACATCATCGTCATGTACATCATAATCAATTCCAACTCCATAGGGTGGGGATGTTACAATTAAATCTACACAACCTTCAGGAAATGTTTTCATTACATCAATACAACTACCATTAATAATTTTACCAGTAATGTCTTCTAAATTCTTCATACTTTTTTTTTAATTAATTAAACAATTTTAATAAACCTAACTATAATTTTTTTTATTGTCAAATTTTTATTAAACTATTTCTGTAATTATTTGAGCTAATTTATATCCCGCAAATGCTCCTGATGCCGCTGAACCAGGAAGAACTATAAACTTACCTAAAATTGTGTCATATTTTTTTCTGTTGACAATATACGAAATTAAAACGTAATACAGAACATAATTTATTAAAACTAAAAAGTCCAATTCTTTTGCAACAAACACAACGATAGAATTACCTAAAAACCCCCACATAAAATTTATGAAAGTTTCCCGTAGTAATTCACTTGGTGTTGTGATTGCTCCTAAAACTGAAATTTCTTTACTAAATCCTGTTTTATTTTTCGATGTTTTCAATGTGGTGTTGGATGTACCAGAGGGCTTTTCTGAGGTCTTCAAGTTCTGTATCTTTTCTTTTTTTTCCCGCACGGCTAATATATTTTATTGCATTTCCTAAACTAAACCCTAAATCCCAAGCATCAATAACTTTTATTGCTTCGTATTCATTATTTTTTCCCCCATAATGTTGAGGATGATTTACTTGTTCTATTTTTATCGGTGGACACTGACAAAGTCCGGTTCCACCACATACGCATTCTTTATCCATTATTCTTCTTTATAATCGTTTAATAATTCATCATTAGAAATTGTACCATATTTACCACTAAGATCAGTTGTGTCAATAATTTTAGTCATCATGGTTTTTATATGGTATATTTGTTTTGTTTCGTGGAGTGATTTAACAATCTCAAAAATAATTTTATATGGGTCTGCGTTTGATCCTGGTCTTCTGTCTTCAAGATATCCTTTCCATTCCTCTGCGGTTTCTTTTGGGACTCTAATTGATGCTCCTCGATCAGAGACACCCCAACTAAACTTATCTATTGATTGTGTTTCGTATTCACCAGTAAGTCTTAAATTATTGTTTGACCCGTAAGATTTAATGTGTTGATGATGTCTTGATTCAAATGCGTTAAACAATGACATAAAATATTCTTTATTTCCATCATTTCTCATAATATCTGTTGAAAAATTTGTATGAAGACCAGACCCATTCCATTTACCATGTGTAATTGGTTTTGGGTGTAAATCAATGTGGTATGAATATTTCTCTGAGGTTTTAAAAAGAAAATATCTTGTCATCCAAAGATCATCCCCACTTTTTAATTTTTCTTTAGATAATACTTGGTATTCCCATTGTCCTAACGCAACCTCAGCATTAACTCCTGTAATATCAATTCCATAATTTAAACACATATTTAAATGTTCATCAACAAAATCTCTTCCAGCAACATATTGACCAACTCCACAATAATATTTACCTTGTGGTTCCAAGTTGTTTTGATCATGACCTAAAACGCATTTGTTTTTTTTGTCGTATATAAAGTATTCCTGTTCAAAACCAAACCAAAGATCTTCAAAACCTTCTCCAATACTTGATCTTTTATTTGACTCGTGTGGTGACCCATCAGAATTTAATACCTCACATAAAATATAAACCGTTGATGACATGTCTTTCACATAATGTCTAACAGGTTTTAAAATACAATCTGAACTTCCTGTTTCGGATTGTAATGTTGAAGATCCATCAAAGTTCCATACTGGGAAATTTCCATCAAGAAAAGATTCCTTAATAGAATGATAGTCAACTATTTTTACCTTACTTCTAAGATTTGGTTCTGGTTTATATCCATCTAACCACACATATTCTAATTTAATTTTCATATACAATTTTAAAAATTTATTTCTTCTTTGTTTTTTTTATAATTTTCAATCATTTGTGTTTGATTAATGTATGTAATCAATTTTCTTTTAAACAATGGAAGAAGTGTTTCATTTATCGGGAAATTTCCTTCACATAACATTTCATACAAAGGTAATTTTGATATATTCTCTTTATTCCATTGACTAAATGTATTTATTATTTTTGTAATTGTCAAATTATTTTTTTTTTCAGAATAAATTAAATTTACTAATGTTTTACTTTCAGGTGATTTTTTATTTACTTGTTTAACATTGAATTCCCAAACATAAAACAAATTATCTTTTGAGTCTAAATAATAAAAATACCCTTTTTTTTGTAAAACCTCATTTTTATTTTTTTTTATTCTTAAAATTACACTATCAAACACTATTTCCCAAACAGATTTAGCAATATTAAAATATTCTAACATTCTTGGAGCACTAAATATTAATATTTTGTTAAATTCTTCTTTTTCGTCATTATTTAATATTGGGAGGTCTTTTATTTTTAAATCTTTTACTAATAATTCATCATCTATTGTTGTAAATTTTTTATTAGTATACATTATTTTTTTATCTCTAATTAAATTTTGAAGATTTGCTACGTGTAATGACAACTCAATGAATCCAGGATACAGTTCCATATTATCTAATTTTTCTCCCATTTTTTGAAAGTAAGATAATAATTTATACTCTTTGTGTTCTTGATCAATAGGTTTTTCAAACATCCATTCAGTGTTCATTAAAAATTCTATTTTTTTCTTTTTTTCCATTACACATAAAGATAATAATATTATTTCATTCTGTAAAGATATTAGTCAATTCTAAATACAATATAGGTATTTGAATTTATATTAACTTCTTGGTAATCTCCATCATAATGACTTATTACGCTATATTCAGATTCATCAATTAAGTCACCTAGTAAACTTCTTTTATTAACAAAATTATCATAATCCATACCATAATCATCCAACCAAGATATTGGGTCAGACTCTATCTCATCTCTTTTTTCTTCCATAACTTGTTCAATATCATCATCACTTAAATCTCCATCAGGATCGTCTTTAATTTCTTGAATTTCAGAATCAATTTCTTCCGACCTATTTTCAATTTCTTCAACCCTTGATTCATTATCCGACTCATGTTCACCGTCTTCATCTTCATCTTCATAAGTTACTTCATCAACCTTTTTACCGTTTTGGTAAATTTGCCATTTATCGTCAGACCATTCAACAACTAATAAATTGGGGATGTAATCTTTAAATTTAAAGTATTTCATACTTTCTATTTCTTCTTCAATAAGAGGAGATCTAGCCCCATTTGAAATTAAATAAGTTTCTATTTCAAGAGATTTTTTTTCATTTTTAAGGTTTATTATTTCTTGATCTTGTTTTTTACTAGTTTCTTTAGAAATATCATAATCTTCAGGACTATCATAAATCCCTTCACGAATCGAATCTTCAAAATACTCATACACATCTTCACCATCAATGTGATAACTTAGTGTACTTTTATCAAAATTACTTAAATCATTTAGCATATCTTCATAATATTCTTCAATGGAGTCATCCACCTCACTTTCAGTACCAACAGCATAAGTATTTCCATATGTATCACTATGAATTGATTCAAATACTGTCATTTTATAGTGAGAACGCCGATC